CTTCTGAGCAGTTGTTCTTGCTTCAGCTAATGTTTGACTAGCTGGCTTAATCTCTACCATTTCAGCATGGTTCTTTCCCTTCTTGTCTTTATATACTAATAACAAGTCAGGAACATATGTGCTTTTCTTTCCAGTAAGTGGGTTTTTGTATGGAATTCTGTGTGTTTCGCTGCCCCAACCTAAAATAGCTGGATGATTATCACACATACGAAATACTGCTAATTCCCATCCACTTCTGTAATGTGGTGTTCTTTTACCTAAGTATTTATCTGGGTTAGTTGGTACGAATTTTCCGTTTTGGAATTTTGGCATTTATATTACCTCTGTAGTCCAGAACGCCTTGGTACTACAAAAGTTTTATTGTCAATTTCTGCTAAAGATTCACTAGATTCGGGATGACGTCCTGTATATTCTTTTACTGGTGGTTTATTAGAACTAACATTATCATCTTTAGTTGCATATACACCAGATTCGTTTACATCAACAGTTTCTTCGTTGCTGGCTTCCAGTGTTGTTGTAGATGTGGATGCTTGGACTGGATTTTTAGGCCCTGCATCACTTTTTATTCTATAACCTTCATATTGGAATGACACTCTAAATACTGAAGGAGAACTGTCTGAATAATCTAATGTATCAGCGTCTGCATTTTGTATAAAAGGATTAAATATTTCTATTACACTACTATCGTGATTAGAGTCTTGACGTGTAATAATCAGTTGTGTTATATAATGATTAGATTGTTGTAATTCAAATCCTTTTTTACCTGTGAGCCAACTAGAATAATCATCTTCATTCATTGGTCCTGAGATATAATGTTTAGCATAGCTCTTTAGAAATGTTTCAAACGCTGCATCTTTTGTATCATATGCAGTAAGAGTTATAGGAGTGTAATCTATTCCTGTTTGAACTATGCTTTTATCATTGTACTTATTAAGTGTCTGTGTTCTATATACAAACGATGGCATTTGAACGTTAGCAATTCTTGTTAGCTCCACTGGTCCATCTATTGTAAGTAGCTTAACCGAGAATATATATTTATTTCTCGGTATCGCACTCATTTTAGTGTTTTTATTATGTGCTAATCCTTGACCATATAATAGGTATGCATCGTTGCCTAATGCCATTGCTGACTCCTTAATCTAATTTAAAATTATTACGAGTTGCCAGCTGCGTTAACAGACCCACGATCAGATGATGCTTCAATTGTTGATAACATATCTTTTCCATCTGGTCCAGTATGCAATGCATGATCATATCTTAATGTCACTGTTACTTGTACCATATTAGAATCTGCGTAGTTTAAGTCGCCATATTGAATATTACTAATAAAACAACCCTGCAAGTCCCATGTATCAAACGGCTTAGGTGCATTTTCACTGCCGTTGTTACCATCTAATGTTTCAATCTTTGTTGAAAATTTATATGAGCTACCAGAGATAGCACTTGTTTGATCTGCGTGATCTACTTGTTTATTTAGTTGGCTACCTAGTGCTTTAATAACATGTGAATTCATGTCATCACGGAACACAACTGTTACTGGTTCCCAAGTATGCTTACCTGCTAGGTACATTTTTGAGTTGTATGAATCAACAACAACTTCTTCATGTGTTAAGTTAGGTCTTGAAGCTGAAATAACATTCTGTGTTGTTTCGCTTTTAAGATTTCCATCGCCCATGTTAGTAAACGATACTCTAAATCTATATTGTAGTTTAGGCATTAAAGTTACGCCTGCTGCCGAACCTGTTGGTACGCCAAAGTTTTGTATTACAGCCATTTGTTTTCTCCTATATACTAATACTGTAGTATTTCTGTTATATTGTATTTATCAAATCTTTTGTAAAAATGACAATTTTTAAAATTTGTCACATTAAAGGCTACTATATTTCTATAGTAGCCCTTATTTTTAATTAAATTAAACTTTTAACTTAAAGTTCGCCAGTATTTACGATTCTAATTGGAATATAAATAAATTCTGCTGATTTTGTAGGCTCAATTGCTACATCAACATAAAATTCATTTGCATCAATTCTTGCAGGTGTATTGTTTGTTTCATCACAAACTACTGCAAAGTCATAAACACCACGTTGTGCCATAATGTTTGCTAAGAATCCTTCAAATGTTGCTTTAGCATTTTCACGTGTTCCTACATCATTTGGCTCAAACAAGTAAGGTCTTGCTATTACGGCAAAACGTTCTCTTAGATAGGCTGTAAGTCTTGCAACGTTAACTCTATCCAATGCTGATGCACTTGGATGTAAAGATTTTTGTCCAAATACTACAACACCCTCTGTAGGGAATTTTGCAATTGGATTCATCTTCTGCTCATACATTGCATCTCTAGAACCTTGTGTTAGTGCTAATGGTGTAAACTCATTTTCACTATTTAAGTAACCAACGTTAGTTGCATTTTGTACTTGTCCACGTGTTAAGCCTGCTGGTGCAAACCATTGAAAGCTCACGCTATCACTATATGCGAATGTATATAATGCAATGTGTGAAGCTGGAGCAACAACACTATCACCTGTTGAAGGGTTAGTTGTTAATGCATGTGGATAATAAACCGCACTATAAGTATTTGATGTTACTAAGCCATCTTCGCCATTTTCTGTTGCAGTTGTGCCTTGTTTCCAAGTAATTGCTTCAGTTTGATTTAAACGGAATGGAGCGTCAACAATAATAAATGCTGTTTCATCTCTGTCACTGTTAAGTGTTACCATTTCATCATATAACTCTGGATAACCTGGAGAAGCCATTAAACGGAATTGAACTGTATCTTCACGTAGTTCCGAACCGCCTGCTGATGCCTGCATAGCTGTTGTAACAACTTTACGCTGAGCTAATCTACCAAACGAACCTTTGCCGCTTGCTTGATTGCCTGCTTTGTTACGCCATTTCCAATCTGTAGACAATGATGAATCATATTCTCTAACAGTATTACCTGAACGACACATATTAATACCAGTCATTCCAACTGGGTGTACTAGTGGGTTTGGAGAACTTGCTAAAAGAGTTGCTTCAAAGGCACCAGCTGCTGTATCATTAGCAGTAATGTCGCCAAATACAATACCTGCACTTGTGCTTTGATCTGTAGCATCTTTTGCCACCCATGCACTACCGTTTGAACGATAAATTACTGGGTAACCAGTTGCATCTGTATCGATCCAGTAGTCGCCTGCCGAACCTACTGCTGGTGCAGAAGTTCCATATGCTACGTTAGTTACACGTTCCCATTTTTGTGTTCCACCGTCATCTTTTACTTCGTAAACTGCTAATTCGTTTACATCTGAATCGTGCCATAGTGTACCATTTGCTGGATTACCAGTTGGTTGTGTTGTACTTACTGATACTGGGTATGTTCCAGTTGAACCGAATCCATTCCAGCTTGTTCCATCATAACGTTTAAGCTCAATACTTGAACTTGCGTCAGCAAAGTCCAACCAAAGATCACCGTCTTGTAATGTACGAGCAGTTGCTGATGAACCGTCTTGGAATATATCTGATGTAGTTCCATCTGGTGCATTATCGTCTGCATATGTAATTGCTTGTCCAACAAAAGAACCACTTGCAGTTGTGTATAAACTTGGTGCAAGTTTTAATCCACCTTTTGCTGTTGTTTTAATCCAAACATCGCCACTTGTTGGTGAACTTGGTGCTGAATAATGTGGAGCAAATGTAGTGTCGCCATCTACTAATGCTACCCATGCCGAACCGGAGTCCTTAAAGTAACTAATAGTTGTGTTTGATGTACCGTTAGTAATCAATACTAAGTAGTTGCCTGCTGTGCCTGCTGCCGTTGTAGGTGCGCCACTGTTAACAATTTCTACTTTAGTTGGAGTTTGTTCAGTCCACGATGTACCATCGCTTTCAAAAATTCCCCAACTTGCACCTGTTGGGTTTACCCAATAAGTGTTATTTGCTGCTGCACCTGTTGGTGCTGATGAACTTGGTCTAAGTTCTGTTAGGTTAACATCAGCACGTACTACATACGCCGCCGAAGCTTGTCCTAAAAATGAATATGCTGCCAAAAGCCCGTATTCGTTAGTTTCATCACCCTGTTGAACTGTAGCACCTTTTTTATTGAAATTAATGTTTCCAAAATATTGTGTAAGTTCTCTTTGTGAAGTAACTAGAATAGGTTTTTTTGATTGTGCAGACTTTGTGTATTTTGCAATGCCATCTGATTCAGTTAGGGTAGGATCTGCCTTATCCTCACCAGTAGCAATGAATAACATAGGAACAGTTCCGGCTCCTGCTGGGCCGTATACTGATTCGTCTGTTACTGAAACCTGTACACCAGGTGAAGTAAGATTTGCCATGTTATAGCTCCTTTTCTATTATAGACTAATGCCTAAATTTACTATACATGTATTTATTTGATTTTGCTTAAAACCAGGGTTTATAGAATCAATTAGAGGCTATATTTATCAAAAGATCTTCAAAACTTTCGCAAATGTGTCTTTCAAAACCATCGCCCCATAGCCCATGTATAATCATATGAATTCTATTTTCAGTACCTTTGTTGTGTACTGCATGTTTTCTTCCAATATCAATTCCACGTGCTTCGCCTGGTTGCCAAGGAATAAGGCCAGCATCTTCTTGTGCAAATTCAACACCCGGAGGATTGCTTAATGATACATTAAACGCCGCCATACTTCTTTTATCATAATCAATGTGAGGTTGTATATACCCACCAGGTTCTAATAGCATATATCTAACTCGATTATATTTCTTAAATGGAAATACATTCTTTAACCAATCTACAGTAGCAGGACACATCCATGCTATTTCTGTCCAGTCGTATGGAGGACTATTTTCTTTTGTATATGTTCCATTGTCAATATAATAATCATCTGGTTGTGTTTTATTTGCACCTTGTCCGTGTACTGCAAGGCTACTCCATCCTGGATTATAACTACCTCTATGTTTTACAAACATTGGAATTAATCGTTCTGCTTCTGCAGCCATCTCTTTATGTGGTACTGGAATATTTAATTTAAGTGATGGTATATTTGACTCGTGCATGATCCATTTAGCATAGTCACACATTATTCCGTGATCATTTTTCCAATCTTTAAATCTATTATCATAATTGTGCATGTGCTGATAATGTGTACTTTTTTTACATTCTGTAATAAAGTGTCCTAGTGTTTCTACTGATTCCATTTGAATATCCTTGTTAAATCGTTCTCTGGCAATGATGCCCAAGAAGTTGTATTATATTGTCTTGCCCAATCTACAGATGCAAATCTTTTACATAATTCCTCATTAGTAGGATCAATCATTAATCCTCTAGATGATGATAACATCACTTCGCACTTCTCTGCTGAGCTTTTCTTTTGTAATTTTTCTACAAGTTCATTGTGCAGGTTCCATCTTTCTTCGGCTGAATAAAAAAATGAAGTTGGCAAATAATGAAATATATTAGTAAGGTGAACAAAGTTTACATCTTTGAAACAACACATGTCAACAAACTTATCGTAGCAGTGTACATCAAATAAATTACATTGATTTATTTTAACATCAATATATGGAAGTTCGTTTTTTATCCAATCACTAAATCCTTCTTCATTTAATTCATCAACTCTTTTTTGCATATAACCTAATTTATTAATTCCTTTAAATTTATCAGTTAGTTCTGTATATTTTTCTATGCGATCATCTTTTTTATCATCATCTTTAATAATTGTAGGAGACACTGATTCCATTAAGTTATTAGCAAACGACGAATAATCTTTACCATCAAAATTATTTATAATGTATTCCGTCATGTTCAATGCAAATTTATTAATATCATACACTGATAGTCTGTCGCCCTGTTTTAATCCAAGTTTAAATCCATACACTAGCGGAGTTAATCCAGCTGCTGGTACAACAACATTATTATATGTTCCATCCCATTCTGGTTTTTTGATCTTTAATATGGGATGTTGTGTTGTAGGGCTAACTGTATATTCGGTATTAGCAATAAAAAAACTATCCTCGGGTTGACAACTTTGTATTATGTCATTTATGTGTCTTGGACCATCATGCTTAACTTCTGGATATCCATAATATTTATTACGGCGTATTTTAGTAGGCCATGATAATATTTTTTGTTTGTCTTTTACTAATGCTTCAACCATTGACCAGCCACCTTCGGTGCCAATGTATTCATGGAATACTGGATGCTTAGGACCGCTTACCCATGTTGGTGTATAGTTATCGTGGTGGTTTGATTTGCTTCGGTCTGGTTTAATTGTAGAAAATTTATTTGAAGTCCAGTCTCCCCATTTAGGAGATTCTGCACTAGCCCACCAATCTAAATCAATAAGAAAACATTGAGAATGAATACTATAATATTTGTCACCCTTATCAAGTATATGCCCAACAAATTTAGCAGTTGGATTATCATCGTAAAATTCAGAAAAATGTTCATAAAAGTCAGGGCCCAACGAACTGCCCTGTTTAAACACTAGCATTTTAGAAAATCCTGCCTCGTGAGCTTTTTTAATCAGTTCGTTTTCAGTATCTGCTGCAAACTGTTTTCGCATACCATAGATTGATGTTTCAATGGACCAATAATCTAATAAGTTTTTTGAATAACCTTTGGCAAAGTCACTTCCAATTCTATTATTATATAGCCAACCTATTGTTAACTCTTTTGATTTATTTTTGTGTCTCCACCAGTTTTCGTTAAACATTATCTATAACTCCAAATATATTATATTGTTATTTATATAACATTATTGTGAGTTAAATTATGCTAATTTATCTAAGGTGTGTTTTTGAAGTTCTTCCAATGAAGATCTATTGATTAGTTCGGTGTCAAAATTCCACCCTGCCCAGCTCCATTCACTTTTGTGTACTTCTGGCCAGTGTCTTGACATTCCATCAACTATGTTATGTCTTTTACCAGACGAGTTTGCTTCATTTAGAACTGAAGCATTATGCCACCATTCTGGTTTATCGTGTCTCCATACAACTGCGGTAGTTCCACCTAAGTTTTTAATTGCACTTAGTTCGTTAAAAAATCGACAGTCACTAATAACAACATTTTTATCTGTGTTTATAATTTGTCTTTCGCATGCTGCAACCCATATATCTGGATGAAAGTGTGTACGCAATGCATCTGTTCCTACTTGCTGTAATGCAAGACGGGGTGTAAAGTTTGGTATGTCTAACCTATCAGCCCACCATTCATCTGTTGTTTCTCGCCATTCTCTGCTTTCGTCTGTA